AGATATTTGGGCGTTTGTAGCCTTAGATATTGAGAAGATATTTTTTTGTCGAGGTGATGATCCGTCAATAAAATCAGGTCACACGCGGTTAAGACCCACTATGTTTTTAAACGAAAAAACATTAATGGAAGAAGTTTTTAACTCTTTCTTCTAATTTACCTCTTGTAATAGTATATATAATATATATGTTAGGCATATAAACAGGAGGAGTTATAAAATGACAACCACGCAAATGCTGACCGCTACATTCAATCGCCTCGCACAGCTTCAGACAGATAATGATTGTGATTATCCAGTCTCTTATTGCGGTAAAAGTTTTGATATTGATAATGTCGGAAAAGTGCATTGCTTTCTTCATACAGCGCAAGGTGCAAATACTTTTATGCCTTCTCATTGGAAGCGAAAGTGGAAGTTAAACGGAAAAGTAATTAGTGCAACAAAACTTCAAAAGATTGTCGGAGTTTAATTATATCAACAGGGGGGCTTCGGCTCCCCTTTAACTTATTGTCCAGAAGGAAAATCCAAATGACTATTCGATACGCAATAAATGCTTCAAGCACTAAGCTCTCTAAAAACTCAAATGATTTTGAGCTTAAAGAGGGCTGGTATAAGGGCAGGATGGTATATGCCCCAAGCGTGATTAGAATTGTAAACGGCATTAAAAATGAGCCACAACAAACTTTTGATGACAAAGACAGTGCGCAAGATTGCATCAAAGATTTACCTAAAAACATAATCCGCGACACGTCTATTACTGCTTACTCTTACGAAGTTTTTGAAGTTGAACTTCATCATACTGGTGGCGTGAAGGAGGTGAGAAGTTGTTAGGAGGAAAGATGATAGATCTCGCAGTAACAATCGAAAAGACTGATGTAAAAATTTACACAGTGCAATGCTCAATCGACATGGATGACGTGATCAAGTTTGTGGATGCAAGCTACGGATCATATCACGAAAATGAAATTGAAACCTTAGATGATCCAATGGATGAGCCGGAATGCACTGAGGATGAATATTATGAGCATCACATAGGTGAGTATATGGATTATCAAGATGCAGATCTCTTGCTCACTGATAATTGCCATAGTCACAAAGTGTATCACTTAGAAAGTGAGGAATGTTCACTTAAATCATTTAGCAAAATTGAGGAGGAAGCCTGATGACACGCAATCAAATGAAAAAGTTTTTCAAACGACTTGAGGAAAACCCAACGGCAGAACTTGCAGGAGCGATTGCCCTTGTTGCCGCGTTAGTAGTGTCACTATTTTTTGGGCAACCAATTTAAACGGGAGAGAAGTTAATGATTGAAGTAGAAACAATAGATTGCCCAGAATGCAAAGGCGAAGGCAGGGCCACTTACGAGCGCATGATACCGCAAGGTCCAAACACGCCAATCCCAGAAATAGAGGAATACAAAGACAACTGCGATAACTGTTACGGCTCCGGCCAAATAGAACCCATGGAGGATGATGAGTAATGGCAAGATTTGATCAAGACACATTTATTGAGCAAGTGAAGATGGCCGCATCTGCGGGATTATCTCAGGCTCAAGTGGCGGATTTATTTTTCGAGACGCCAAGTAAAATTCACAGAATATCTAAGAAATATGAAATTAAATTTAACGCAAAAAGGGGTAGAACCATTGGAAACACATCAGAAAGTAAAGATGCTGATAAAGCGTCTGGAGCGCACGACGGAAATAATGCTGAAGCAGGCGGAGATGCGCGGCAGGCCGAACTTTTTACAAAGCCTAGAAGAGCAACAGCAAGTGCAGTTAATGTTAAAAGAAGAAGTCTACAAGATATTAAAACTGACTTAGCAAAACTTTGCGCCGCATCGAAATCGAAACAAGAGGCGGAGGAACATCTGGGCAAGGCTATGCTTGAGTATGAGCATAATATGTGGCTTGAGAAATTGCGTGACTTGCCTCTTCCAAAAAGCTTTAAAGAAATAGGTGCGGAAAAAGAGTTTATCAGCAAAAGCGTAAAAATTGCTGATTTGCGCAGGCAGCAATATAACCAAAAACAAATGCAGCGCCTACTGGATGCATTCCCAGATGGTGAGGATCTATCCGCAACTCAGGCGGCTGCACTTGTTGGTGAGAGCGTGTCACGCACCAGCAGCTACCTAAACAAGTTAGTGGATAGCAACATGATAAACCGTGAACGTCGTTTGGTCAGTGTCGATGTAAACTATGGGCGCGGCAAGAAACAACATCGCTGGATTTATTGGAAAAACAAATAATGTATTGGGTGGTCTTAATCTTAACTTATTATGTGGAGGACAATACCGTTCACTCACATATTTATTTTAAAGATATGGAAACTTGTTATTACGCAAGTAATAACATTTATCCAATAATTTACGAACATTACGAATTTTCTATGTCCCGATGCAGGGACACAGACTTAATGCAAAGCACCTTTATGCGGCGCCCAAAGCTACGCAATAATAATTAGAGGTTGTGCCAGTATATAAAAAATATATGGTTTGGTGGAAGGGAAGATCAATGTACGATAAAAAGATATTAATTAGTCTCAGTGAGGTGCAACACGACGCAATCACTGATGCTGCGCGGAAGATGGGTCTGAGCTTCACGGCGTTTGTGCGTGTAGCTGCAATCGGTATGGCTGCGGATCAGGGTATCGAAGTCAAGCAACCACGGGCCGACTGATGGTTAACAGTAGAAATAAGGGCGCCGGATTTGAGCGTGAGGTATCATCATACCTCTTCGATGAGTTGGGCATTAAGTTTAAGAGAGATCTCGAACAGTACAGAACTGGTGGCCACGCTGATTTAATCCCAGACGATCCAGACTTTCCGTTTACTCTTGAGTTGAAACGCTACAAAGACGCGCCGATTGGTGGTGCGCCTGCGTGGTGGGATCAGGTTAAATTTGCGGCGGAGCGTGAGGGTAAAATACCTTGCCTGATTTACAAATATGATCGCAAGCCAATTCGCTGCGTCATACCCCTCAACTCAATTATGGCGGGTGGTGAAGACTACAAGGTGGAAGTTGATTTCGTTGCCTTCTGCTTCATCGTGCGGGAATTAATGTCGTGAGCAGGCCACTATACGAAACGCGACTAGACCGCAGCAAAGAAATAAACGCCATCGAAAAGTTTATTGAAAATTTTGGTGGTGGTGCGGGTTACGTTAAACTTCCAATTCAGTATAAGATGGATTTTTGCGTCACCCGAAATGACTATGCCACCAGCTTTGTTGAGGTGAAATGCAGAAACAATAAAATGGAAGCCTACCCAACTTACATGATTTCACTGTCCAAAATACTTTCCGCAGCGCAGTACAGAGATTTTGGCATTAACTGCATTTTACTTGTGCAGTGGACTGACAAGATGGGCTGGGTGCGAATGCCAAATAAGGAATGGCTCACCAAGGTGGGCGGCAGGAAAGATCGTGGGGATTGGCAGGACGTAGAACCAGTGGCCCACATACCAGTTTCAGAGTTTAAAGTTATTTAGGGAGCAAGATATGACAATTGTAAAATCAGACGCCATGACCAATGAACAGTATCACGAAGATGCAGCGTTTTCCTCAACCGATGTAAAAATGGTGAGCAACAAAAGTTTAGCGCATTGGATTGGCAACGTAAGAAAAGAAAGCCACGCCTTCGACCTTGGCTCCAGCGTTCACGCACTCTTATTGGAACCCGAAAAGGATTTAGTTATTCGCGGGCCGGAGACGCGGCGCGGTAAGGCTTGGGCGGAGTTAAAGGAAGAGGCTGACACTGGCGGCAAGATATTACTCACTGAGGCTGATTTTGACCTTGCATCAGATATGGCGGAATCTTGCCTAAAGAATGAAATGGCAAATCACCTACTAACAAACTCTGATTTGCTGGCAGAGGCATCATTCTTCGCAACCGATCCAGACATTGATGTTCCACTCAAAACGAGGCCGGACGGATTGCTGAGAAATAGCGGTATTGTGATTGACATTAAAACTTGCCAAGATGCCAGCCCGCGTGGGTTCGAAAAAGCTGTGAGATCGTTTGGGTATGATTTGCAGGCAGCTTTCTATTTACACGTCCTAAATTTAAATAAAGTTAAGGTTAAAAATTTCATCTTCATCTGCATCGAAAAGGATAAGCCGCACGTTGTCGCCTGCCACGAACTCAGTGAGATGTATTTGAGACACGCGCACAACAGGGTAATAGAAACTTTGATAAAAATGAAAACTGCCATTGACCAGAACGACTTCGGCACTGGCTACCCAGACATAAACACAATTCATCTGCCTGCGTGGATGGACAGTGAAAATTCTTTCTAAGAGATCCCAGCGTGGGGGTGCCACGCAAAACCAAGAAGGAGTTGCAAAATGCAACATATGATTACTAACGTTCACGCGAAATATCCGCGATTAAACTCAACCTATCGTTTCGACAATGCAGAAAATAATTCTGTTAAGTGTGATCCAATGGACGATGGCGCCGCGTATGAGACTTCATTCGTTATGGATGATGCCACGGCGAAGGATTTACACAACGTCTGCATGGAAGCTTACAAGAATGCCGCGTCACTGGACTCGAAGCGCAAGTGGCCTGAGAAGCCAACCTACCTACCTTACAAGCGAGACGAAGAGGATAGGGTTGTCGGTAAGACAAAACTAAAGGGCAGCTACGGCGGAGAAAAAACTCAGGCGCCGAAGCAAGTGGACGCCGCCAGAAATAAACTACCAGACGATTTCATGTTAACTTCCGGCAGCAAAATGAATTTGGCGGTGACAATTGTGCCGTACAACACGGGATCAATAAATGGTGTGAGCCTAAGATTGCGCGCGGTGCAAGTGCTAGAGCTTCAAGAGCTTGCGCAGGGTGTTGATCCATTTGACCAAATCGAAGGCGGTTACGTGGCCAAGCGGGAAGAAGATCCGTTTGCAATGCCAAAGGAAAACGGTGCAACTTCTAACGTTGCGAAAAGCAGCGTAGAGCTTGATGACGAAATTCCGTTTTAAATGATTATTAGATTATCTGCAAAAGAAATTTCTATGTGCAGGCAAGCAGCAACAATGAGATGGCAATTGGCTAGATTATCTGGTGTCAAAAACCAAAGACGTGACTCAGGAAGGAGTGATAATGATTTAGACTATTTAGGTTTAAGATCAGAACTAGCTGTTTCAAAAGCTTTCAATATTCAACATAACTTATTTCAATTGGGAATAGATGAAGGTGTTGATTTATGGCTAGATGATATATCAATAGATGTTAAATCTACATTTTACAAAACAGGAAAACTTTTATTTAAAAATGCAGAAGCATTTAAAGCTAGTTGCGCTGTTCTTGTGTGTGAAAATTTAGAAAACGAAATGATTATAGCGGGATATGTACCTAAAAAAATCTTCCTAGAAAACTGCTATAAAAAAGACCTTGGGCATGGAATTGGTTTGGTCTTAGATCAGGAAAAACTAAGACCAATTTCTAATCTATGGGAAGTATCTGTAAAACAAAAGCAAAGGAGAGTAACCAATGACTAAACTATCAACAGCAGAGCTTTTACTTAAAGCTTACGACGATACGTCAACTGTGTTTAGAAACAATGGCTTTGTAGTTATACAGTCATAATGAAAATATGCCCAGCGTGTCCATTCGCTGGGCATATTAACAGGAGCGCCCCTAAAAACCCAAAAAAAGGAGCAGGGAAATGGTAGCAAAATCAATTAAGGATAGCAAGTTCCCCATTGCGTATTGGTCGGAATATAGCCAGCCAATCATATCAAACCTAGAATTAAAAAAAACAAGTCAGGGAGAATTTCATGGGCCGTGTCCAAATTGTTCCGGCGTCGATAGGTTCTGGATTAAAGAATTTAATGGTGAAGTTTTAGTAAATTGCAGGAAATGCCAAGACTACAAAGCAATTAAAGACAAATTAAAGGATATGTCCCTTTGGCCGTCGCAATCTAGCGCGCCGCCAGTGCGCAAAGAAGTGCGCACAGAATTGCAAGTGGATTGGCCGGAAAGTAACGATATGAGTAAACATCCATACTTAGAAAAGAAGAAACTCAGCCTGCACAATGCAAAAATCGAAGGCGATAAGCTTGTAATATCTATCATAGATGTGACGGGTAAGCGCGTCGGCTACCAGTATATCGACGCCGAAGGTAAGAAGAAGTTTAGCTATAATATGCCCGTAGTCGGTCATTTCAGCGTCATAGGTGGCCCGATAAAGGATTTCGCTTACATCACTGAGGGATGGGCAAATGCGGCAACAATACACGAAGCCACAGATAAACCGACAATCTTTGCATTAAGCGCAAATAATATACCGTCAGTCGTTGATGCAATATCCCAATCAAAGCCAAAGTGTGAGCTTGTGGTTGCCGGAGATAACGACGAGGCGGGCCGTAAGGCGTGTGAAACTACGTTCGAACAACACGGCGTGGAATATATCTTGCCAGAGCAGGAGGGCTGGGATTTCTCAGACCTGTGGGTCATCCAAGGCAGGGAAGCCACCAGAAAGGCGCTGACTGTCGCTAACGTGATGGATCAAATATTTATGCCGGAGGATGCAGTACCGCAACTCTCAAGAAACTACCTCATAAAGAGGTGGCTCACCGAGGGCGGTATGTCCGTCATTTATGGGCAATCGAACGTGGGTAAGTCTTTCTTCGCGCTTGATATGGGCTGGCACGTCGGCGGAGATAATGATTGGAACGGCAGTAAGGTAAATGGCGGATCTGTATTATATTTGGCGACTGAGGGGGGTATGGCGTTCCACAATAGGGTAGTAGCCCTAAAACAGCATTACCCCGACCAAAACAACGTTAAATTGGCTGTCAGGCCGTCTCCAGTAAACTTATTAGACCCAGACGTTGACATGGCGTCACTCGTAAAGCTTTGCGCCGAAATATCTAAACGACACGGCCCACTCAAAATGATCGTAGTTGACACGCTCAGTCGCGCAATGGCTGGTGGTAATGAGAATGCACCAGAAGCAATGACAAGTGTCATTTCGAATTGCGATAAGCTCAGGATCATTACCAAGGCGCACGTCTCAATTGTGCATCACTCAGGGAAGGATAAAGCCGCTGGTGCGCGTGGACATAGCAGTTTGCGCGCTGCTACCGATTCTGAGATAGAGTTAGACCACGACGAAGTTACGGGGTTGCGCACGGCGAAATCCACCAAGCAGCGCGACATGGAAACTGGAACAGTCTTTACGTTTAAACTTAAAGTGGTTGAGCTTGGCATTGATGAGGATGGAGATGCCGTCACAACGTGCGTGATCCATGAGGCCAGCGAGAGTGAAATTGCCGAAGCCAGCAAGCCAAAGATAAAGGGCAAGAACCAGCTTATCATGCGCAACGCATTTACCCAACTTAGGGGTGAAGGCGTGGGCCAACCAAATCATGCGGGGGCTGGATTTCCAGAGTCGAGGACGTATTGGATGATTCAGGAGGAGGATCTCAGGAACCATTTCTTGGGCAAGGTATCTAACGCCAGCAATCCAAGATCCAGCTACAAGCAGGCGATTGATGCACTGATTAGTGCCGGACATTTGGTGCAAAATGATGGTTTTGTGTGGTTTTTGGACGGTGAGGGAAAATGCTGAAGTGTATGAAAAGTGTATGAATTGGGGGTGTAATAAAAACAATGACTTAGATGTCCAATTCATACGTTTCATACGCTTTCCTACAGTAATTCCTACGAAGGCGTATTTTGTATGAATGTATGAATGTGTCTGTAAGACACATTAATAATACAATCATACACCAGAGATATTGGAGTTTAATATGAGTGAGGTGAGGGATAGGATGTTGAAGTGGGTTGAGGGTAAAGTTGAGAGGGGTGATGCTTTTATATTTCCTGCTGGAAGAACGAAGCTGGCGATTGAGGCTAGGACGTTTGATGAGAAGCTTAACTCTTGCCGCGATATTGGTGAGCTTGAGGGTTTCGCTAATCGCCGTCGGTTTAATCCTGCGTTGCCCAAGTGGTCTGAGGATGAGAGACGAAAGATAATATTTAGGAAAGCGGAAATGACAAACAAAAGGAAAAAGAAATGAACGACAAAACTATACCGACTGAGAAGAAGATTGTGTTGCCGGAAAATGTAAGGTCTAGCGTTTTGCTTGAGGCTGGGGAACTTATCAATGGCCCGCGCCAAATACATTACGGCCAGCCCAAAGAAAACTTCGGGACTACTGCGGCATTGTTTAGCGCGTACTTGGGGGTAGCTTTAACCGCCGCAGACGTGTGTCACCTAATGGCGCTACTCAAAATTGCAAGGCTGCGCAATGGCGGGCATAGGGATTCGAGCGTGGACAGTTGTGGGTATATGGCGCTGGGTGCGGAAATGTCAGACGCAGGGACTTGATGTGAAGCTCTCTGGTGAGCTATAGTGATCGTGCGGGGTTATTCATCGCAAGTCTGCTTCCTGTCTCCCACAGTCAAGCGGATTACCCTGACAACTAAGCCCGCGTTGTAATGGCGCGGGTTTTTCTTTTGGAGATGTCATGGCATACGGATTAAAGATTGTTATGGAATTGCAATGCAGAGATGATGATGAGCAAGACAATGAGACTGAGATGCTGACGAGTTATCTTGGCGATAGATTAGTTGATAACGCTGACCCAAACAGATTAATGCAAAGCCTCGCGGAAGCATTGATCGAAATGGAGAGTGAAGACATATTCAAGCTTAATGCTGAGACAATGCATTGAGCCATTGTTGTGAGATATACTACCTGCGAGGCACATCGACAACAAAGCGCAGGCGCGCGCGAGTAGATCATTTTGTGGGGTACGTCAATACCCCAAGAGCCTTGCCAAAGGCTTTCATATGCGACATTGATACCCCAGAAATAGCTATGTCATTGTTTCCATTGCATAATAAATTTAACATAATACGTATTATGCGATAATGGCGCCAAATTACCCCCCCCCGCCAAAGATTTTGCTAGGGTGTGTTTATGTATAATCCGACGCACACGCTTGACCCCCCCCGCCACCCCCCTTGCCTTACTACGCAGGCTTAATGTAAAATTTTAAAAAAAACTGGAGTTAATTTAATGGCAGGCAGGGCTTTACGGCGCAGGATTTTAGGTGAGATTAAGAGTAAGGGCGGCGCAGATTTTTTGTTTGAGGAGGTTGCTTCTGGCAAGACGATGACAAAGCTTGCGGAGGAGTATGGGTGCAGTCGCGCGTATTTTAGCACGTCTGTTAATCAGATTCCTGAGTATGCTTCTGCGCTGGCCAAGGCGAAGCGTGAGTCTGCCGACGCGTTGGTTGAGGAGGGGTTGGGAATGGTTGACGCGTTGGATGGCAGTAGCACAACGTCGGAGATTGCCGCCACGCGTGAGAAGGTGCAGTGGCGTAAGTTCATGGCGGGTTCTTACAATCAGGATAGGTATGGCAATCGCCCGCAGACTAATGTGACGATTTCTGTAGCTGATATGCATTTAGATGCGCTGCGCAAGGTTAACTCTGAGATTGCCGCGATTGATGCGGAGGATAAGCAGCGCGAGGCCAATGCGATTGATGTTGAGTATGAGGAGTTGTCCAGTGAGTGAAGATAATCCTTTTATTGAGTTTGTGTCGCGCTACCGTGACGATCCTGTTTTATTTGTTAAGGAGGTTTTGGGTGCAGATCCTCTGCCGTATCAGGCGGAGTTTTTGAATGCCATTGCGAATAACGAGCGTAAGATTAGTGTGCGTTCCGGCCACGGTACGGGTAAGTCTACGTCTGCAAGTTGGGCTATGCTTTGGTTTTTGATGTTGCGTTTTCCGAATAAGGTTGTGGTTACGGCGCCGACGAGTGGTCAGTTGTTTGACGCACTTTTTGCGGAGTTAAAGCGTTGGATTAATGAGTTGCCGGAGCAGTTGGGTTCTATGTTGGTTGTTAAGTCTGATCGCATTGAGTTGTCTTCGGCTCCCAGTGAGGCGTTTATTTCGGCTAGGACGAGTAGGGCGGAAACGCCGGAGGCTTTGGCTGGTGTGCATTCTGAGAATGTTTTGTTAGTTGTTGACGAGGCTTCCGGTGTGCCTGAGAAGGTTTTTGAGGCTGCTGCGGGTTCTATGTCGGGTCACTCCGCCACGACGATCCTACTGTCTAACCCGACGCGTTCTAGTGGTACGTTTTACGAGAGCCAGACGCGCATGGCGAATAGTTGGTGGACGCGGCGTTGGTCTTGCGTGGAAAGCCCCCTCGTATCTGATGATTTTGTTGATGAGATGCGCGCGCGTTATGGTGAGGATTCCAACGCATTTCGTGTGCGTGTTTTGGGTGAATTTCCGCTGGCCGATGATGATACTATTATTCCGTTTCATTTGGTTGAGAGTGCGATACGGCGTGATATTGAGGTGACGCCGGATGAGAAGCCCATCTGGGGTTTGGACGTTGCACGGTTTGGCACCGATCAAACTGCGTTGTGCAAGCGGTATGGGAATGTGGTGACGGATATTAATTCGTGGCAGGGGTTGGATTTGATGCAGACTGTTGGCCGCGTCATGGCTGAGTATAATGGTTTGCCGCCCAGCGCGCAGCCGAAGGAAATTTTAGTTGATAGTATTGGCCTTGGTGGCGGGGTTGTCGATCGCCTGCGTGAGTTGGGTGCGCCCGTGAGGGGCGTGAATGTTAGTGAGTCTCCGTCTATGGGTGACACGTATATGAATTTGAGGTCTGAGCTTTGGTTTAAGACGAAGGGTTGGTTGGAGGATAGATCTTGTAAGTTGCCGGACAGTGATCAGCTTGTGGCTGAATTGACTGCCATACGGTATTCGTTTACTTCTTCTGGTAAGATGAAGGCTGAGAGTAAGGATGAGATGCGCAGGCGTGGATTGAAATCTCCTGACTTGGCTGATGCTTTGTGTTTGACTATGGCGTCGGATGCAACGACGGCTCTTTCCGGTGCAATATCGAGTTGGAAACAGTCTATTAAAAGAAACCTACGTGGCATTGCCTAATAAAATATGTTAGGGTGCGGCAGTATGAGGAGAAGTTAAATGATGAAACCACTGAAGGGTTGCCCCACGCCGGAAGCTTGCAAGCGGGCCGGAACTTGTTTGATGCGGAAGTTTGGTAAGTAATTTATGGCGCCCGTTTTATATTCAACAGATCCAGCCGAAACGCGTTACTACAGAGAGCAGGCAAGCCCGTTTTCTTTTCTGTATGATATGGCGCGTGAAGATGCTTACGATTTATGGCGTGAGGGCAGGCGTCCTATTCTTGGCGGTTTACTGTCTAAGGAAATTGGAAGTGAGGGAGTTTCTACGCGTGAATGGGAGGGTATTGGGCCAGCCTTGGTTGGATTGCTTTCCGCAATTGGTAAGCCAATTGACTTGCCATATTCTGCGTATCAAGGTTTGATACCAGAGGCCGATTTAGTGCCGGAGGTTATGGGTGCTGCTGCTTTAGCAATGGGCGGCGGTGGTTTGGCCACTACACCAAAAAATTCTTTACGTTCCGGCGTGTCTCGCACTCAGTCTGATTTACCTCCGGCGTCAAATGCGTCTGAGGCTATGGCGAGGCAAATCCTAGAGTTACGCGCTGCTGGTAGATCAAACGAAGTTACGAATGAGATGATGGGTGCGGCTGACAATCAATATATGTTTGCCAATACGCCACTTGATATGAGCCAAGCTGCACGAATGGCTAGGGCTGATGCTGCTGGGTTTGATCAAAGATCTATGCATGGCACTGGTGCTAATATCTCTGCAATTGATAAAGAAAAATTTGGCAGTAAGCAAAATCAATTAGGCAAAGGTTTTTATACTACAACTAATCCTAAAAGGGCTGAAACATACGTCCCAAAAGATTGGGAACAATCTCAAATTGCGGGTGAAAGGATTTTTGCTGAAGGTGGCAACGTTCTTCCTATTATGTCGCGGAATAATAATATTCTTAATTTAGATGAACCAATGGGAATAAATAGTAATAGGTCTATTGGCCAAGCTTTTGAGGGGCCAGATTTTAATGTTGAGTACCGTGGAAACGGAGATCAGGTATTTATTAAAAGTAAGTCTGATCCTAATTTAAGTGTTTACTTAGATAGCTACCAGCCAGCAATGGTTACTATTCAAAAATTAAAAAATGTTTTTGGTAAAAATAACGTTACTGAGATAATGGAAAAGTCTGGGTTTAGCGGTTTAGAAAGCGCCGAAGCTTTAGGTAACAGGGTTAGAGTTAATTATAATCCAGCAGATATTCGATCCCAATATGCCCGTTTTGACCCAGAGTTTTCTAATTTATCTAATATTTCTGCTGCCAATAGATCAAAGCTTGGCGGCTTGCTGGCGGCCTCTTCTGCTAATAAAGCAGATCTTGATCCGCTGGGTTATCAGAATACAAAGATGCGGGATTACTTGGGTAACACTGACGTTGCCCTAACTGATACCGGAGAGAACTTAGCGCGCAGGCCTATGTCTTGGGAGGAAACTGAAGGTAAAGTTGTTTTACCTTTTTACGGCGACAGAACTTCTCGCGGCTTATTAGTTGAGGGTGTCGATGATGTAAAGTTTGACCAGCCAGTTTACACCGAAGGCGGCTTTGATTTTATGCTTGGCCCAGCGGCGCAAGCAGACAATGCAGTCTGGGCATCTAACCAAAACATTATAACCAGAATTGATAAAGAAGCTGCCAAAGCAAGAGAAAAATTTCAAGGTAAAGATATTTTAGGTGTAACGGGGAGTATGTCTCCAAACGCAAATGATTTCGCTACGATGACGGGCGCGGCTATGGCTGAATTAGTCAAAGGCTCCAAAATTACAAAAAAAGCTGCAAAAAGTTTTGATAAAGAAATGAAGGGTTTTGACCCTGACTTTGTTGGTATTTTATCGCCGGATTTACGAAAGTGGGCTGAAAGCACCACATCTCCTAAGAGAAAATCTTTTATTCGTTTAATAGATACTAAACCGTATCAAGAGTTGGGCTTTCCAAGTTCGGGGCAGGCTAGGTATAGTGTTACCGATCCTACTCAAAGAGATATGCCGGCTGGTATGTTCGGTTTAGGCGCCGCAAGAATAGGTGATTTAAATCCAGTTTTATTTCAAAAACCACGGGGGAATATGCCCCCACAAAGTTTTCCTCATTCTACATACAATACGCAGATTACTGGCGATTATCTTGGATCACTTCCCCCCGTGCCGCAGGGTTTATTATTTAGTGATGTTTATAAATCAATGGCGGGCAAGGCAACTAAATCTGGCCAGCCATTAAACGAAGCACATAAAACTCACGCAATAAAAACAAAAATGCCTGCGCAAGTAATAACTCCAGAAGTTCTTGAAGGTATTTTAAGTTACCTATCTAGGATGGAAAGATGAGTGGATCTGGATCTTCAATGCCAAGCCGACTGCACACCAATACGTCGAGGCTATCTAGTTTTTCATCGTCCAAGCCTAAGTCTTTTGCTTTTAGAATAATTAGTTCCCTAGCTAAATCTACATCAATCATGTTATTATCCTCCCAGAAAAAAATTCTAACTTAGGTTTAAGGTTAAATCAATGGCAATTACAACATACGCAGAATTAAAGTCGAGCATAGCTGACTTTCTCAACCGTGACGATCTAAGTACGATTGCTGCTGATTTTATTACATTGGCCGAAGCTGACATACAAAGGTTTGTCCGGCACTGGCGTCAGGAGAAGCGCAGCAACGCTCAGATTGATACGCAGTATAGCGCAATCCCTGCTGATTTTCTTGAGGACATTAGGTTTTACATTACGTCTAATGATACCAGCCCGCTTGAGAAGATGAGCCAATCCGAAATTTTACAGAGAAAGTTTGAAACGGCTAATACCTCTGGTCGGCCAGCCTACTATGCTTTGACTGCTGGCGAGATAGAAGTTTATCCTGTCCCCGACAGTACATACACTGCTGAGTTATATTACTACGCGCGCGTCCCAGAATTGAGTGATACTAATACATCAAATTGGCTGTTGCAGTATTTCCCAGACGCTTATTTATATGGCGCCTTAATGCATTCTGCGCCATACCTGAAGGAAGATGCACGAATACAAACGTGGGCGGCTTTGTATAAAAATGCAATTGATGCTATAAACGCCTCAAGTGACGCAGCAAAATATGGCGGATCAGGCCGTCGTATGAAAATAAGGGCATATTAAAATGAGTTTTTCCAATACTTTTGAAACTACAGTATTAACTTGGGTTTTTACTACTGGTAGTGCGACACGGCCAACTGCTTGGCATATCGCGCTTTACACTGCGGCTCCGTCTGACACTGGCGGCGGTACGGAAGTTTCCGGCGGTGGTTACGGGCGTCAGGCTGTAGCGTTTGCTATTTCCGGCAATACTGCGTCAAACAACGCGGCGATTGAGTGGGATGTTGCGACTGCTAATTATGGCACAGTTTCGCACGTAGGGGTCTTCGATGCTTCCAGCGGCGGAAATTTAATTGCATACGCTGCTTTGACAACCAGCAAAACTATTTCAACTGGTGACGTGTTTAGGCTTCCATCAGGTGATCTTGATATTACGCTAGACTAATGGCTGAGTATCGCAGCGGATACGGGCAAAGCACATACGGCTCATATAATTTTGGGCTTGATGGTTTTGTCACTGACGGCGCTGGCGCAATTATTACGGCTACCACTACGGCGGCTGCGTCTGTACGCGTAAGGCTTACGGCTTCTATAATTGCGACAACCTCCGGCACGACTGCTGCGGGTCTACGTGTTCGTGAGGGTGCAGCCACTTCCGCGTCTACTGCGTCGGTAACTTCTGTCGGCCAGCGCGTCAGGCAGAGCGCGGCAACTTCTGCGGGCGCTGCGTCTGTTTCCGCGAGTGTCGTTAGGGTGCAAAGTGGCGCCAGTGCGATAGCTGGTGTTGCATCTACGAGTGCGGTTATTGAGCGCGTGAGAGATGGCGCGAGTGTAATTGCTGCGTCTGCGTCTACGGCATCCAATGCTAATGTTGTGTTTAGCAGCGGCGCCGTTATCGATACTGCTTTGACTGTGGGCGCGACTTGCAACCTAGTGCAGATTAGTTCGAGTAATATTTCTGTTGCTTCTTCTGTCGTGTGTAACGCGCGTGAGAAGTGGGAAATAGAGTTGGAAACGTCAGAAACGTGGACTGATGTTGATCCCGCGAGTGAAGTATGGCAATATGCATCCAACGCATCAACCGATTGGTCTGTTGCTTCCCCCTAAAATTTAGGTGATTAAATCAAGGCTTACGCCGCATAGGAGATTAAAATGGCTGATACAACGACAACCACATATAGCTTAGTTAAGCCGGAGGTTGGTGCATCTGAGGATACTTGGGGTACTAAGATCAACACTAACCTTGATAATATTGATAATCTTCTCGACGGAACCACTGCGGTTACTGGTATTGATATTAACTCAGGCACGATTGATGGCGCGGTTATCGGTGGTAGCTCTGCGGCGGCAATAACTGGTACGACCATCACGGGTACGTCTTTTGTTTCCACAGGTAATATGACGTTTGCTGACAACGACAAAGCCATATTTGGCGCTGGGTCTGACCTACAGATTTACCATGATGGGTCTAATAACGTGTCATTTATTGAAGAAAGCGGTTCATCTAACCTTCACATCAGAGGAAATAATATCGTTATCAAATCTCAAGCAGATAATGATGACATGGCAAAGTTTATAGAAAACGGAGCCGCTGAACTTTATTACAGTAACGCTAAGAAACTCGCCACCACGGCCACTGGAATTGACATAACAGGCACAGTGACTTCTGATGGGCTGACTGTAGATAACTTCACGCTTGATGGGACTACTCTGGCTTTGAGTTCTGGTGACCTAACACTAGACTCAGCAGGAGATATTACTCTTGATGCTGCTGGTGGGGATATACTTCTTAAAGAAGGTGGTACACCTTTTGGTGAGTTGTCTGATAATTCTAATGGCAACTTTGATATTAGATGTCCAACTAATAATGCAGACATTCGTTTTAAAGGTGTTGATGGTGGAAACAATGTAACTGCGCTTAGACTTGATATGTCTGATTTAGGTAAAGCCATATTTAACTCTGGTTTATCCATTAGCGCTAATGATATGCAGAATGCATCAGCTGCATCAATTTATCACGACAGTAGTAACAGGCTCAGATATGTAGGTGGAACAGCAGGGTATCTGTTTGCGGATGATGCAAATAGTACAGTACATCTGCGTATAGACGGCACAGGTGCAGTCACCAAGCCATTACAGCCAGCGTTCAGTGCGGTTCCTTCTGCTAATCAAAATAACATAGCTCTTGGTCAAGAAATAGATGTAGCTTTCGGTGCAGAAAGGTTTGACGTAGGTGGTAATTTTGCTAGCAGCACTTTTACAGCTCCAGTAACAGGCAAATATAGCCTTCACGT